TGCGAACCTTGTAGACGCCTTCGTCGCTGGTGGAACGCGACTTGTAAAGGTGGAACACAGCCAGATCCAGACAAGTAGCCTTGACCTTCTCGGTAGCCGGAACCGGCAGCGAGTACCTGGCCCGCGCGTACGACTCGAATGTTCCAACGGCATAAGAGAGAGCTTTCTGTACTCGCGCCGTATCCAGAACACCGGCGCCCGTTGTGTCCGTAAGCTGGATGAGTTTGTCGGCTCCCAGCTCGTCTTCCAGATCTTGTTGCGAAATGTAGGTCACTGGTTACTTGTCACTGGTCATTGGTTTGGCGGCAGCCTCTTCTACAAGACGGACCAGATGACTCTTCGTCGGGTGATCAAGCAGAGCCACGATGTCGGGGTCGTCGGTGACATTGCCGCGCTTCAGGAGTTTCGGGCCGAGGCAGCCATCGCCGACCACCTCGACCCGTCTTGATTCCCCGCCTACATCAGGAGGGGAACCACTATCAGGCCCTTTTGGGCCTCCCGAATTCGCCTGCTCTTTCTGCTCCTCTTTCTTCGCCATCACTGTCCTCTCCAAACCTGTCCCCTGTAGCCTCTCCCCTGTTCCCTAATCCACCTTCATCACTACAATCGACCGCGGATAGAACAGGATCGTTCCCCCGTAAACTCCGCCCGTGATCTCGATCTTCGGATTCTTGCCCGCTCCCAACGCAGCCATGCTCACCGATCCCGTGTTAGCTCCCCCGTTGACTTCTATAAAGCTGAAAAACCCCGGAGCCGCCTGCCCGTTCAATTGACGGTGCAGAGTCGGAGTCATAGCGAACTCTCCAATGCGCTGACCGCTCGGTCTCTTTCCGATCACTACAAGTACATTGTCCGGAAGGAAGGTCTGGAGGTTGCCGTCGTCGTCTATGAAGCCCTCGTCGTAGACCTCAAGCGTAGGCAGCCCGCGCGCCGACAGAATCTTGTTGATGTCCTCAAGCGAATAAGGCACGTCAACGAAGTTCGCGTTTCGAAATCCGCGAATGTCGTTCCCGTTGATGTTCTCCAGCAGCAGGTTGCACGTAGTCTGATTCAGGTACGCCTTCGAGCCTTTCGCCGAAGCGCCCGTTCCCCTGAACATCAACTTCACCGCGTTGAAGTCTTTCAGCGGAGTAGCCGTGGCAAGCTGACCAGGCGATCGCCGCGTTGTAGGTCTGAACCGGAAACGTCTCGGTAACCTTCACGCCGTTCTCGTTGATAGTGAATCCGCCCGTTAGCGTCTTCCACCTCAGCCACTCCGCGCGAATGTATGTCTTATCGACTCGCGCCTTCATCGTGTCCGCGACCAGGCGGTCAAGACTGATGCTGCCGGCCAGCGTTCCCAGCTCGCGCGCGCGGAGTAGCTCCGACTCCTTGATCAGATCCGTTTGCTTGAACGGGATCGGTTCATACTCGCGAGTCTTCGAGCCCGGCCGCTTGTCCACCTTCGGATCGGCGTCCATAGCGTGAGGCGACGTCATCCCGCGCTCGGAATCCTTCTCATCCCACCGGACTCGTTGAACATGATGATCGACGAACGGAAGAATGATCTGGCCGGTGAAGGCGTCGCGCTGGATCGTGTACTCCTGGGTAACGATGTCCAGCTCATAGTTCGTTGGGAACGTTGCTATCAGCATCTAGGGTCTCCTTCGTAGACTTGTCATCCACAGATCACGCGGATACACACAGATTCAAAAGAACAGAGCCAGGACAGAAGAGGGTGAGAAGCAGAAGCAGCAGCCGACGACTTGAAGATGAATGCAACGAGTTTCTCCTTCTCTCTTGTCTTTTCTTTCTTCCCATCCCATCTCTTTTTCCTGATCTGCGTCATCTGTGTAATCGGCGGATCAAAACTTGAATACGCCGCCCGCGACACTCGCGCCGGCCATCTCCGCCTTCGCCGATGTGTCCACTCCTCTCAGCGACGCTTCGACCAGGTAGCCGCCGATCAACACATTGATCACTGTGTCGCCGGACCCATCGGTCTCTTTATCGGAGATGCCTTGCGCGACCTGACTTCCATCCGAAGCGACAACATCGTTGCCCGCGCCGAGATTGATTGCTGCGTTAGCGGTGAGCGTCACCTGGTTGTTCACGACATCGACACCGTTAGCGGCGATCGTTCCAATCGTGGCGCCATCTGTTTTCTTCAACACGTCACCCGGAGCGAACACCGAAGCATCGGCAAGCACTCCGATCGTTGAGTTGTTAGCGAAGCCTGCTCCCACCGTCGTCGTCCGAGATCGTCTCCGATACAAACCTGATGCAGTGATCTTCCCGATCACGTCTCCCTGTTTCACCTTGAACCCATCCTTCACAGTCACCGGAACCGAGACCGCTTCATCCGGCCTCAATGCTTCAAGGGCCACTCTCGGTCCGTGCGTCTCAATAACCTTGCTTGGCATCACTCACCTCCACGAATCACAAATGACGAATCACTACTTCTCAACGGTCTTCAGCCCTGCCGTTGCACGAAGCTCATTCATCCTGTTCGGATCAACCGCGGCCGCCGTCGCGTCTGTTGTCTTCATCGCGCCGAACTTCTCACCGAACTCGATGAACGGACCCAACGAGCCGAGAAAGCTCTGGAACCAACCGAGCTGAGTGTTCTCGGTTTTGGTTTCGACCTTCTTCCCGCCCTCTTCGCTGAAGCTGATCACGGTCACCTTCGAATCGCTTGCCGCGAGCGACTCCATGAACTCGACCACGCCCATGTTGCGGAACGCGGGAGGACACTTCGCCGGCCCCAGCTTGTCAACGAAGTTGATCAGCTCTGCGCGAGTGGTTGCGCCGCTCTGATTGGCGACCTGGCCCTTCAGTGTTTCGATCTGGGTGTCGCGAGTCTTGAGCTCTTCGGTGAAGCTCGCTGTCACCTTGGCGACCGCATCCTCGACCAGCTTCTTTGCATCGCTCTCGCTAAAGGCCGGCACGGCCGGCCCCGAGTGAAGAGCCGCCTGATCGCCGTTCGCTGATCGCTGACCGCCGAACGTCGACTTGATGCCCTCGACGATTCGATCGACCAAACTCTTTTGATCCTTCTCGTCCATGCTGTCTCCTTCGCTGAAGTCTTCGTTTGCTTCGCTGAAGGTGATCGACTCGCCTTCAGAAAACTGAATGTCTTTGAGTCCCTTCACCGCGGGCGGCAACGCTCCAAGAAATCCGACGTGTCTTAGAGCGGGAGCCTTGCCGCCTGGCGCGGTCTTCGGATCGATGTAGAAACTCGCCGATCGCTTCTTGAACTTTCCCTCGCGCACCATAGCTTCGAAGTCGGGGTCGACTTCCTTGAACGTGACGGAGAGCTTTCCATTTTCAACGCGCACTCCAGAAACCCATCCGAACGCAGGCGAGTTTGTTTGCGGATGACCGATGACGGCGGGTGGTTCGTGCAGAGAGGGGGTGAAGTTGTTTGCGACGGACTCGAGGAACTCTGTCGTGATCTCGTGAGCAGCTCCATTGTCATCGACGTGAGAGCCCGCCTCGAAGATCTCGATGTGTTGTCCGTTGAAGCTTGTCATCGCTCTCGTTTTTTCTGTCCCCGATCACCTACCTCGCTGAAAGCTGATCGCTTGTTCCCAAAAGCAAAAAGCCCACGACGATCATTTCTGATCATCGTGGGCTTCTCGGAGCCTCTAGTATTGCTATCGGCGCTCTCAGGCGCTCAAGATTTTCAAATTAAACCGCAGCTAGAATACTGCAACCCGTTTCGGCGCGCAAGCAAAAACACGAAAGCGTCAAATGAGCTTGTTAAAGTCGAGCCCTACTTACTGTGGATACGACGGAAAGTAAGGTTGACTCGCGGTCCACATGGACGACGCTCCTTTTCGATTCCGTGCTTCCAGTATCTTTGGGTCTCGCCCTTCATCACAAGCAGACTTTCGGAACCTAGCCGAATTCGAACCGGCTTTAGGTCCAGCCTTGTTTTGTGCTTGAAGATGAACGTACGCTCTTGGCCCAAGCTTAACGATGCAATGATGGGACGCTTGCCAAGCTCAGGCTCATCATCGCTATGAAATCCCATGCTATCTTTGTGATCGCGGTAATGATTCAGAAGGACACTGTTGAATGATTCTTCAGAGACAGCTTCAACTCTCGCTTTGAGGTCCAGGAGCGCTGTCGTCCAGGGTAATGGATGCAGATGAACGCCGGAGTACGTATATGCAGCACCGTTGTCACCATACCAAGCTACGAGGCGCGGCTGCAGGAACGTTTTTCCCCACACCATGATGCTCTCGGCCCGCCAGGGTGTTTCATCAATTAGCGACTCTAAGACGACGCGGCCCGGCGCCGCCAGCGGCAGCTCCGGAAGGTAGTACACCTCAGAGTCCGGAATCTGGATCGGTTCCAATTGAGTAGCCTGGAAGAGATTTCCACTCACAGTCACTCTTTACGCAAGACTCTATAGCTGAGATAGGCCCTCAGCCTTGGATGCTGCCCGAACTTCGTGAGGTACTCGCCGAGACCTGAGGCCTGTTCCGAGTACCGTGGCGTCCATTCAACGTTGTCTTTAGTGATCAAACACTCCAGCCCCGCCTCTTTACATTCCTTGTCGAAGTATTCGTTGAAGTCGTCGTGGCCGTTATCTACGTACAGAAAGAGCGCACCCGATGTGGCACCCTCGAAGAGCCTGCTCCAGAACTGTGAAACTATACCGCCCTTGTTGAGAGAATGCACTTCCGATAGGAAGTAGCTCATAGTAAATAGATCCGCTTGCAAGAACTTCTGCTGAAACTTCCACGACTCGGGATCGGTCACATCAAGGGGTTGGAAATTGGCGTTGAGCTGCACTCCCACGTCGAACGAGGAGTCTAGCTCGGTCCAAGTGTCGGCCCAAGCTTGCTCCTTATCGAGGAGATAACAAGTCACCTTTTTGACGGGTTCAGATTGCTTATATTTATCGAGGTACTTGAGTATGGCGATGATGTCGCTTCCGGGTCCTCCTCCCACGCATGAGACTCGAGCGTTCTCGTTTGGAAAGATACAGCCTAGTTCAGATCTCAGTCGCTCCATTACTTGAACGATATAATCGCCGTGGGCTGCGACGTACTTGTAGACGTATGCGAATCGAGTCGCCGGATCTTTGTAGTCGACAGGGTCCCGTGTCTCGTTGTTGAGTTTTGCGTAGCTTTTCGAGAGGTACTCCATACGCTTCTTGATCTCCTCATCGAGACTCTTCGCGTATTGCTTCTTGCCTTGGGCGTACAACTCGTCCAGAGCGATCTTGATAAGTTCGAAAATGGTCATTGAAACTCCAATTTAAATTAGCGTCGCGTGCAAATTGTCAAACGTGGGCTTGTTCAACTCAGGCTTGCGCGGCGACTTCACCCCGCGCTAAGCCTTAACTCGTCAGGTTGCGTCTTTTCATCTCTGAATGCGTCAGGATGCATCACTACGTCAATAGGTCCATGATGCACTCGACGGCGCAACAAAGTGCGTACAAATAGTATTGGCTGTGAAGCTAATCAATTAACTCAAGGTCCTTCAATGTCGAGCGCATCTTATTAAAATCTCTTTGCAGAGTGAGTGCCCTGACCTCAGTCTCTGACAAAGATATGTATTTATCAAAAAGCGATTGCAACGTCTCTATCGTCATCTCATCACTCCCAAAGACTACGTCTAACGCTTGGGCAACATCCTGTGCTGCATCCAATTCCTCTAATTTAATGTTTATAAATTTCCTGGTGGTTTCGAAATGCGAAACGGCCTGTTTATTTTCTAGCCTTTTGCGTTCTTTTTCCCATTCAGCTCTTAAGCGGTCCTTATCTCGTGGCCACTTAGTGATGGTTTGGTAACCGGGTGAACCGGGTTCGATCTTGACTCCCTTTATCCGTGCTGCAAGCGATTGGTAGATGTCGAAAAGCACTGTGCCTGGAATGAATACGTTAAAATGTATCGCAGCTTCGTCCACTTCCTTTCCGATAGGATCATAGAAAACCGTGGAGCCTCGTGACTCGCGACCAACAATCATAAACTGCTCCAACATCCAGCCGATTGGCGCGAGAACCAAAATGCAGGCAACGAACGTCCCTATGACTGCGAAGAATCGTCTGCGTAGTGTGTTGGTTAGGATTACAGGGAATACGATGACTAGGCAAAGGATGCCTAAAAACGCTGCAACACCTTTTATCACTGCGAAGAGATAATTCTCTGTGAGAAGGAAGAGCCCAAAGAAAATAAGTGCGGGGATAGGATAGAAGAAACGAAAGAAAATCGTGTACAGCAAAGCGGTCTTCTTCCATTGGCTCGCGCGTAGCGTGCGGCTGACAAGAAGAAAGACTGGCAGGAAGATCAGACTAGTCGCGATTTCGAGTATGCCCGCGCCGGCAATCTCATATACGCTTAAGCTCGAAACTTTAGGTAATACGGCCGCAAACAATGCAGTTTCGAAGAGAGAGAAACCAGCTCCGTAAACTATGAAACGTCTTACCAAGTCTGCAGGCGAATCGGTGACTACTCTCCACAAGAACTTGCGTGGTGCAAAAAAGGCGAGGCCGATATCCTGCAAGTACATGACGACTTTATCAAATTCAGATGAAA